TTGCAGGTATTGAAACCAAAAGAAATGCAGCTAAAATAAGAGCATACAGAGTTGTATTAGCAGAAATGTTAGAACAATTAATAGATAAAATAGAAAAACTCGAACCAACTGATGAATGATATTTACATTGAAATATCAAAATTGTCAGACAAATTCCGAGAGATGTGTTACGGTATTACAAATGACAAAGAAGATATAGATAATGTAGTACAAGAATTAATGCTCTATTTCTTACAGATGAACCCTGAAACAATCAAAAAAATATGGGAACAAGACGGAAAAAAAGGAATAATAAGATATGGTGCTGTAGTAATCAGAAGAGCCTTAACTTGTAAAAACAATGCGTTCTATTATAAATACAAAAAGTATAATACACATCTTGATAGCAGTATTCACATTAGTAGTATTACTACTGATTTCAATTATGTATATGACCATCGTGTTAATTATAAAACTTTGGAAAATATTCCAGAAGAAACTCAAACAGATAAATCATATTATTTTAAAGAAATAGACGATGCTCTTGAACAATTAAATTGGTATGATAGAAAAATATTTGAATTATATTATTACGAAGGAAACACATTAGACAGTCTTGCTAAAAAAACAAAAATAAGCAGAAACAGTTTATTTACTACAATAGACAAAGTAAGAAACATTCTTAAAATAAAATTAAATGAGTAAAGTAAAATTATACAATCCTGTTAAGAATAATACTTGGGTAATGATGTTTGGCTTTGAAGCACCAAAAGATTACAAATATAAAAGAAGATGGACTAAATAATGGAATTTTTTGTACCTGACAATATATATCAAGACAGGATTGCAATATGCAAGTCTTGTGAGCACTATTTGAAGTTACTAGGTAATTGTGGTATTTGTAAATGTTTCATGAAAATCAAAGCACGATTAGCACCAATGGAATGTGCAGATAATCCTAAGAAGTGGCAAAAGACAACTAAAATAGAAGTTCCTGAAGATTTGCCTGAAGATGTTATTGAAGAAATAAAAAATGTATGGCAAGATATAGAATCAGGAGTTGCAAGCCATGTAGAAGCAAAAAGAAAAATGGTAGAATTATATAACGCAATACACAATACAGGATATAATCCTAATACTAATTGTGGTTCTTGCTTATCTGCCTGTCGTGATGGAATACAAAAATTATATAACAAATATAAAACACAATGATGAAATACGCACTTATAGTAATGGCGATTATTGCCTTGATATTTTTATTTGCAGCAATTATGATTGAAGCAGCATTCAAAAAACATGAAAGAAATAAATTCTATAAAAATTTAAATAAATATAATAATGAACGAAAAAGAAATTCCTGAATATTACAAAGGTGCTAATGGCTACATGGCAAAAGATGTAGTACAAAACTTTGACCTTACATACAATATAGGAACAGCTGTAACATATTTACTTAGAAGTAAAAATAAACATGATGATGGTGGAATACAAGATATTAAAAAAGCTATAAATCATTTACATTTTGAACTAGAAAGATTAAATAATGACAACATATAAATGCGAATGCAATAAAGAAACAAAAGAAGTAGGCAAAGCTACTATCGTTCACAGAGAAGGTAAATGGGTATGCAAAGAAGCTGTATGCAGTTGTGGTAAATACATGGATAGTGAACCTGAAGATGGAATACCTAATTTACACAGAACAGAAGAATCACTGAGCAGAAATAAGAAACGTGATTACCTTTGGGATGGTGCAAAAGAAAAACTAGTAGGAGAAAGAGGTATCAACGAGGACTTTAAATAAAAATCAAATAAATACATTATATACTATGAAGATTAAAATAAGCAAATTAAAACCAAACGAAAGTAATCCTAGAATAATAAAAGAACCTAAGTTCAGGAAGTTAGTACAAAGCATAAAAGACTTTCCAGAAATGTTAGACTTACGACCTATTGTTGTAGATGAGGAAATGACAATACTAGGAGGTAATATGCGTTACAAAGCATGTATACAAGCAGGAATCAAAGAAGTGCCTATTAAGATTGCTGAAGGATTAACTGATGAACAAAAAAAAGAATTTATTGTAAAAGATAATGTAGGATTCGGTGAATGGGATTGGGATAGTTTAGGTAATGATTGGGATAATGTAAAACTAGGCGAATGGGGTATGGATGTTTGGCAACCTGAAGAAGCAGTTGATTATTCTGTATTAGATGATATTGACTTAGGCGATACATTAGAAGATAAAACAGCAGGAGTAAAAAGAGCAATCTGTATAGAGTTTGATACACTTATATATGATGAAGCTAGTGAATTAATAAAAAAATCTAGAGAAGAAGGTAATGATGTAGGAGCAATAGTATTACAAGCATTCAAGAATGTATCATAAAGAACTAGATATTTATTGTTGTTGTATATCTACTAACAGACCTGACAATGTAAAAGCACTTGAAGAAAAAACAGGTATGAAGTTTACTTATTACACAAGAGTAAATGAATCTGAAACATATGTAAAAGCAGGAGCAAGTAAAGTCGTAGAAGTTGATGGTAATATATGCGTAGCTAGAAATCAAGCTATCAAAGATGCGCAAGGAAAATTATGTTTACAAATATCTGATGATTATAAAAAAGTAAACCTAGTTATTGGCAACAACGGAATATACAGAAAAAAAGAAATATCATTTTTGAAAGCTATACAAATAATGGTAGATAATTTTAAAAAATTAAAAGGTAGTTACGCAGGAACAGCAATCACAGATAACTTGTTTTATTATACAGGTAAGCAAGTGCAACAAAATAAATTAATTGTAAATGATTGTATATTAGTAGACGGAAAAATGTTATTTGATGAAAAAGCAGATTTAAAAGAAGACTACGATATGTTCATAAGACAAGTACAAGCAGGAAACAGGGTTTTGCGTTTTAATCTTCTTCTAATGACATTTCCGCATAGAGGTAACAAAGGTGGTGCAAATGATTATAGAACTTCAGAGAGAGAGTCTAAATGCAATAAATACATATTACAAAAACATTATGGTATTGTAAAACCTCATAGTCGTAGAGAAAATCAACTAGAAATAGATTACAAAAAATTATTAAAAAAATGAAAACACTTAAATTACAAAAAATAGAACACACTAGGAAAGTAGGTAATCGTTGTGAATATATAGAACCTAATGTAACTGAAAGCTGCTTGTTAGAAGTAGATGGCGAAATAATAGGGTTCTACATTAAAGATATAGCGGAATACAGTGAACGTATGAGCAAACTATTAGCAGTAGCAGACAAAGAGTTTAGAAGTTCAAATGTACCAAAGTCTTTATTAGAACGTAGTGATGTGTTCAGTAAAGTATATTCAGAAGGTATGACGCGTAAACAAGCAAAGAAAGAAGGAACAATACAAATGAGTGCAATATTAGGAAGCGTAGCACCCAAACCGCATATGCGTAGACCTTACCCTACAATATCAGCAGTACACAGAGATAAGAAAGCACAAACATTCATCAAAGCAATGTGGGGTTGTTGTTTAGAAGCAGAACAAATCATCAAGAAACTAACACCTGAAATATATAAAAGGCAAGTTGAATTATTTGAAGATATAAAAAAAGAATGGCGATTTGGTAATATGTATACAAGTAGTATATCTAATTTTAACATCTCAGCACCATTTCACAGAGACACAGGAAACATAGTAGGAACAGTAAACACAATACTCACAAAAAGAAACAATGCGAATGGTGGTTGTTTAAATGTGCCTGACTACGATGCAACTTTTGAACAAGCTGATAATTCAATGTTAGTATATCCTGCTTGGAAGAACGTACACGGAGTAACACCAATAAAACAAATCAGCGAAGATGGGTATAGAAATAGTTTGATATTCTATCCTCTGAAAGCATTTAAAGGAATATAGAATGAACAAAAGTAGACACATAAAAAAGGAAGCAATGCTACAAGCGTTAGAGAATAGTTTAGGAGTAGTTACAGTAGCTTGTAAACAAAGCGATACGCCAAGAAGCACATATTACAAATGGTTAAAAGAAGATGAAGATTTTGCGAAGTCAGTTAAGGAAATAGAGAATATTGCATTAGACTTTGCTGAAAGCCAATTACATTCACAAATGAAAGATGGTAACACTTCAGCTACAATCTTCTATTTAAAAACAAAAGGCAAGAAGCGAGGATATATAGAACGTAGCGAGTTAGATTTAAGTTCAGGCGATGAGCCAATTAAAATTAACGTAAACATCAAAGGAGTTGAACATTAATGCAGTATTTACACACACGCAAGAACAAGCTATTGAATATCTCTTTGACAAAGAAACTACAGAAGTATTATTCGGAGGAGCAGCAGGAGGTGGTAAGTCTTGGGTAGGTTGTTCGTGGTTAATACTGATGTGCTTAAAATATCCTAAGACAAGATTCTTAATGGGTAGGAGTAAACTTGATTCACTAAAGAAAACAACACTAAACACATTTTTTGAAGTCTGCGAAACTTGGGGAATAAAAGCAGGTAAGCATTACAACTTCAATGGGGGTTCAAATATTATAACCTTTTTTAATAAGTCAGAGATAATGCTTAAAGATTTATTCTTATACCCTTCAGATAGAAACTTTGACAATTTAGGTTCATTAGAAATAACAGGAGCATTTATAGATGAAGCAAATCAAATAACGGAGAAAGCAAAAAACATTGTAGCATCAAGATTAAGATACAAACTAGATGATTACAATTTAATACCTAAAATGCTAATGACCTGTAACCCTGCTAAAAATTGGGTATATACACAATACTACAGACCTGCAAAAGACGGTAAACAAAAAAAGCACAGGAAGTTTATACAAAGTCTAGTTGATGATAATGAGTATATATCTAAATATTACAAAACACAACTACAAACGCTTGATGAATTAAGCAAACAAAGATTACTGTATGGTAATTGGGAATACGATGCAAGTGATGACGCATTAATTAATTACGATTCAATAATAAACCTATTCAATCAAAAAGGCGTAGTAGGACAGAAATACATATCTTGTGATGTAGCACGTTTTGGAAGCGATAAGACAGTTATAATGTATTGGGAAGGGCTATACCTCAAAAAAACAATAACGTTGCTTAAATCGGCTATAAATGATGTTGTTGAGCAAGTCAGAGCATTACAACAGGAATATGCAGTTAATCTTACAAATATTATAATAGATGAAGATGGTGTAGGTGGTGGTGCTAAAGATTTTTTGAGATGTAAAGGTTTTGTCAATAACTCAAAAGCATTGAAGAACGAAAACTACCAAAACTTAAAAACGCAATGTTACTATAAATTAGCTGACTTAATAAATAAAGGGCAAATCGGCATAGATTGTCCTGATGTTAATGTGCGTAATAATATTATAGAAGAACTAGAACAAGTTAGAACAAAAGACGCAGACAAAGATAACAAGTTGCAAATAATACCTAAAGACACAGTAAAAGCCATACTAGGACGTTCACCTGATTATTCTGATGCATTAGCTATGCGTATGTATTTTGAAATTGATGGTAACTACGGAAGGTATTTTGTGCAATAAGAAAGGGGGGCAAGCATTTTAGTAAACTTTAGAACCCCCCTTACGACAAGAGAAAAACAGAAATGAAGCTGCGAATATACAAACTTTAAACTAAATACAAACTTTTTACATTATATATTATGAAGGTCAAGATAAAAAAAGGCAAAAAAACTAAAGATTACAACATTATAAATAGTTGGTCAGATGTAACATTAGATAAGTGGCTTACATTGATAGGTTACGAAAACCTTACAGGCAGTGAAGAAGCATTGAAAATAGTTAAATTATTTTCAGATATTCCTACAAAATTAATTAAGCAGTTAAGCGTACAAGATGTAGCATTAGTTATGAAAAGACTGACTGATTTACAAACTGAACAAAATACTACTCTAAATAAAATAATAGAAATAGATGGTGTTGAATATGGTTTCCACCCTGACTTAGAAGAAATTACATTAGGCGAATATGCTGATATTGAAACATACATCAAATTAGGAATAGATAAGTACTTACCTGAATTATGTGCTATTTTATTTAGACCTGTTATTGAAAAGAAAAACAATATATACACGATTGAAGCGTATAATGGCAATATAAAAATTAGAAGCGAAATATTTAAAAAAATGCCTGCAGAACAAGTGCAGAACATGCTGGTTTTTTTTTGGACTTTCGTAAACAAGTTATTTCAGATTTTGCCATCGTATTTGATGCAGAGGACGGAGGAAATGAGTACGCAATCGCAAGTGAAAGTTTCGCAGAAAAATGGGGTTGGTTCGGAGTAATGCACAGACTTTGTAACCAAGATGTAAGTAAACTAGAAAGTGTAACGAGTTTAAAATTGTTAGAATGTTTGACTTGGTTAAGTTACGAAACAGACTTGAACTCACAACAAAAAGTAAAATTGAATAATGAGCGTATATAATAAAACATACAACAACGTAGTCAACACTTTACTGCTAATGGCAGAAAAACACTACGGAATACAAGCAACTTCAGTAGGAGATGTGTTTGAAATAGATTTACAAAAGCATACTAAATTCCCATTACTACATATTAATCCTGTAAACGTAGAAACAGGTGATGCTACTCTAACATATAACTTTCAAATATTTATAATGTCAATGGTTACGCAAGAAAGTAATTGGACAGAGAATAGAGCTCCTGCAGAAGGCAATGCTGCAAATGCTTTTAATAAACTTTACAAGCCATTGACAAACGAGCAAACAGTATACAGCGAAATGCTACAAATTGCAACAGATTTTATAAGTATGTTAAGACATTCAAAATTTCAATCTATGAATAGTGAAGAATTAATTAAACCTGATGGCTTCCCTATTGCTACTAATGACATTAACTTTCCTATATACTTTACAGAAGGACAATTTACATTAGAACCTTTTGCAGAAAGATTTGATAATCTATGCGTAGGTTGGGTATTTAATATTGGCGTTTTAGTACAGAATGATTTTAATTCTTGTGCTGTGCCTAATCCACAATCTAGAGGAGCAGGTTTTTAATATGATAGAATATTTAAAAAAAATAAACAAGATAAAATTAGGTAAGGTAGAAATACAAATAATACCACCAACAATAAGAATAAAAATATGAAATACGAAGATGTACTAGAAAAATTAGAAGCAATAAGCATCAACCTTGAAAGCTATACAGACTACCCACAAGCAGCTACAAACAATGCAAAGCGTGCTAGAAAATGGAAAGAAGAAAATGGCTCTGATTGCGGAACTCGTGTGGGCTGGACTAGGTCATCGCAGTTAGCTAATAGAAAACCAATTAGCAGAGATACAATTGCACGTATGGCTTCATTTAAAAGGCATCAACAAAATAAAGATGTACCCTACTCAGAAGGTTGTGGCGGATTAATGTGGGATGCTTGGGGTGGTTCATCAGGAATAAATTGGGCAATTAATAAACTTAAACAAATAGACAAAAAATAAAATTATGGCAGAATTAACAACAACAATTACAGAATCAGTAATATTGAATGGCTCAATACGAGGTTCTTCAAATGTATTAACTACATCTAATATAGTTGATGTATACGAAAGAATATTGACTTTAGCACACTCTAATACTACTACAATAGTAACATTTGGTTCTACGC